AGGATAGTGAAGATGCACTAAGAAACGCTAAAGAATCCCTAGACAAAGAATGGGGTAACGCATCAGAACAAAACTTATCTATCGCCAAGAAAGCAATATCAGAATTTGGCGGTAATGAATTAAGAGAATACTTAGATTCATCTGGATTAGGTAATAATCCAGAACTAATTAAATTTGCACATCGGGTTGGTAAGGAACTGTTAGAAGATCATGCAATAGGTGATGGTCGTGATAACTTAACCCTTACTCCGAGTGAGGCGCAAATGAAAATAGCGGATGTAATGAATAATCCAAATCATTTATATCATCCGTCAAACGCGATGAAACCAGGACATCAACAAGCTGTAGATGATATGCAGAAGTTGTTTCAAATGGCACATCCAGAGGAAAGCTGAAAAGTCCTTAACTTGTAGTACCGAGTCCTTTCTAGGGTTGCTCACAAAAACATTCATTAATAACGAAAGGAGAGAATGGTAATGTCAACACAAATTACCACTTCCTTTGTAGAGCAATATAAAGCAAATATTCTTATGCTTGGACAGCAAAAAGGTTCGCGCCTTAGAGCTTCAGTTAAGAATGAATCCGTAGTTGGTAAAAATGCTTTTGTTGAACGCATTGGAAGCACCGCAGCAGTAGATGCTGCATCTCGCCATGACGATACACCTCGTATCGATACCCCTCACTCACGCAGACGTTTAAGTCTTACGACTTCACGTTGGGCAGACCTTATTGACAACGCGGATAAAGTTAGAATGCTTATATCCCCTGAATCAGA